CATAGACCAACTTGTTTCTATAACGCTGCATAACATCACGAAGATATTGTTCTGCCTTTACCTTAGGAAGATTACCAACATGAATGTAAAAAATTCTTCTTTCTGGTGCTCTTGAAAGTCTGTAGATAACCAGAGCATCTTCAATCATCATCAACTGATTGACTGGTTTAATCGCTTTATGTAACCAAGAAAGTGTTAATCCTTTATTCCTATCAACTAATCCAGAAGTGCAATAAGTGACAGAATCACGGGTCATTTTAATTGTCTTCTTGGCTGACCCAAAAGAATTCCCACCACCAGATGGGCTGGGTGTATATACAAAATACTCTTCAATTTCGGGGAAATCGTAAGCTAGTTGATTACTGTCTTGATATTGATTTTGTGCTGAACGGATACTATCCTTTCCAGATTTTTTTATATGACGAACATAACGCATCTTAGATGCATCAATATATCTTAACTCTTGAATACCATCTTGAGGATTCTTTTGGTCGATGACTTTATTATAATAAAGTCTTCCGTCAATATACCAATTTCTAAAAATTTCGTGAGATTTTTTATCAAAATCGAGAAGTTCGAGAATGTATCTGAACTCTTCTCTTACTTTTTTCTTAATATTGTCACTAGCATTTAAGTTGGACAGTTCAATTTGAACTGGTGAATCATTAGTGTCTGATACAATAGCTTCGTTGACAACATCTTCGATAGCACTATCACATTCAGGATAGAGTGCCATAGTTCTATATCTTCTGATTAAATCAGCTTCATTTTTATATACACCTTCTATATCTACATAACTGCCAAAAAAACCACTACTAACATAATTCTCCGATCCATCCTGACTATTAGGAGGGACCGGAGAAACTACGCCAGGTGATGTCTTATCTTTATCTTCAATTGAGAAACCAAATAATCTCGACATTTCAAATATACTAGAAGTCTTCTAGTTATTTATCAAATTAAATGTGAGGAAATTATACGATTGTTGGACCTTCACCACCAGTTACCTCAAAGGTTTGTACTTGGAAGGTAACATCAAACTGTTCAATGGCATTGCCATCATCATAACTAAGACTGATATCACTGACCAAGCTTGGCCAAATATCAACAAACTTATACTCTCTAAGAGTAACCATATTCGAACCATTGGAAGTAGAAGCTGGTGTATCTCCTCTACCAAGTTGTCTGACATATGCATTAGCCATGTATGAAGCTGGTGAAGTAGCTCCAGTACCATTATCAAGTTTGGCCATCCCATTAGCCCACTGTTCGAGTGCGCTTCTGTACTGGAAGTTCTCATCGTTGATGATAGTTACAGTCCATGGATCAATTGTTCTATCACCAGCTACTTTGAAGTTTCTTCCTCTAAAAGGAACAACAACTTCAGCAACCGTTGATGCGGGAAGATTTGAAGCTTTGGCTAAAAATTTGAAAGTGTCGTCATTCCATGAAGCACCAGCCGCCTCAGGAAGAGATGGGATTGATACTTCGAATAGATTGGGGCGGGCGCCCCCGCCCACCATTTTTGATTTAAAATCTGCAAGACTTGCGTTTGGCATTTCTAAGGTCTCCTAAATGTTTTTATAATTTAAATTAAACAGTACCAACAACTTCTTCGAATGCGACACCAGTACGGGTAGCAACGAAGGTCAGTGTGATGTAGTTGATAGACCTGGTTGGTTTCAGGTAAATATCAGCTCTAAATTCATTATTATCAATAGCTTCAGGAGTATTATTTGATGAATCACAAACAACCAAGAAGTCAAAAATACCTCTCTTAGCTTGGACATCTCTCAGGTAAGGTTCAACAATATTTACGAAGTTTGCTCTTGTATTCTCATCGTTCAGTTCGAAGAGTTGAGTTTGAGCTGCTTCTTCCAATGCCTGTTCGACAGTAAGGAAGAGTCTTCTAACGTTGATTCTATCGAACGCTGAAGAGTATCCAAGAGCCGTCTTATCACCAAAAAGAATAATACCAGAACCTTTACGGTTGATGATAGAATTGACTCTTGCTGGATAAAGAAGGTCTCTTTGTGATTTATCTGGATTAAATGCCAGTTTAACAGCGTTATTAAGAACACCTCTTTGTAAACCAGCTGGTGAGAACCAAGGATAAGCGAGAATACCAGTTCTAACCATCAGACCTGCAACATCACCATTACATGGGATATAACGGAATTCGTTATTGAAACGATCATAGGTATACTTATAACCACTATCAAATACTGCGTATGAAGAAGAAGCTAGTGGGCTAAAGAATTTCAGTAGATTGCTCGTTTGAGTATCTGAATTTGCAATGTTTACGATATCTTCTCTGTGTGGAGAAATAACGGCAATACAATCCTTTCTACCCTCAGCTAGTGAGATAAGAAGGTTTGCTTTAGCTTGAGACTCAAATCGATTTGAAAGTCCAGGTCCCATCAACAGATAATCAACAGCTTCATCATCTTTATTAGACAATAATCTGTAAGAAGTGTTTAGACTACCAAGTTCTGCGGTCATTCCACCGTTGCCACCAATTTCTGGGACACCTCCTGAATAATCTTTACCACTACCAAACACATAACTTACATTACCAATAGCACTGAATGTAACATCTTGAGCTGTTTGACCCCAAAGACCTTCACTAGTAGTGTTAGCCACATAGTTGGTGGAGAAATCAACAGCTAATGGTGTAGTGCCATGATAACCATCCGATGCAGATGAAGGATTTTTACCAGCATATACTTGTGTAGATTTCCTTGCGATAAAATCTTTATAGAAGATTTTCGTTGGAGAATCTGCGTTTGCTCCAGCATCAGATGCCTTAGAAAGGAATGCGTGCTTTTCTAAAATATTACCTTCAATTCCAGTAATAGATCCAGTATCATCGTAAACTACGACGTGAAGTGAATCACCTTTACCATTTCTAGAAGTAGAATAGGTTGATGAAATTGGTCTTGGAGCAATTGATTTCCAATAGACAGTAGAATTTACAAGACCGAGTGTCTGTTCACCATACCAATCCTTTTCAGTAGCTACTGAAACTGTTGTTCCAGCTGATGCACCAGCGGCATTAAAGAACTCTAACGTGTCAGATACTTCAAAAGAAGAGTTTGTATCATTCTCAGCGTAAGTAATTTTCGTTGTAGTTCCGGTATTCGAAACTCTAGCGACAATTTTAACATCAATGGTACTGTTTCCATTTACAGTGTCAGTACTAACACCAGTAACAATACCTTTCAGGTAACCATTGAAGTCCGATGTTGTACCAGCACCAGGAAGAACAGTGCTAGAAAGTGGTGAAGTAACACCAGCTCCAACTTCAGCACCTATATTTGAAAGACTTGTCGTAGTAATTCCAATGATTTGGTCAGCTGCGTCATCGATGACACAAATTCTCATAGAATTTGACCATGAACCGGGATTTCTAGCAGCCCAAGAGAATGTCTGATCGGTAGTGTGATTAGCTTCGTAATCGTCGTAGTTCTTAATGTTGAGTGTTGAAGTGGAAGCTATACTAACACCAGCATTACCATTCGTTAAATTCGCATCATTTGTTCTTACAACTTTAAGAACACCTCCGTATGAAAGGAAGGATGATGCTGTCATCCAGTATTCGTACTGTCTATCAGTAGAGAGTGGTGTGCCAAAAGTATTAATTAACTCTTGTTGATTACTTACTTCAATTGGTTCATCAACAGGTCCAATTCTGAATGGACCAGCAATAGCACCAATATTGTCAAGGACATTATTGCCCCTACCAACTGTTAAGTCAACTTCTCTGACGAGTACGCCTGGAGATAATTGAGGAGTCGCCATGTTTTTCTCCTTTAGGATCTCAGTTTATCTAGGAATATTTAGAGTTTCTGAGTATTTGAGTGGGGAAACATGGTAGAAAACACCCTACCAGTCTGGATATGACCAATCTACGAATGGACGAACGTTCTTTCTACCATCTAAAACTCTTTTTATAGTACACTCTTTACATTCATAAGAGTATGATGAGGGGACAGGACCTCTATTTTTACGTGTTCTATAAAATCCTTCAATCAAGTTCTTAGTTTCACCACAAGTCCTACACTTTCTATCATTCAGAAGGAGATGTCCAAGTCTTATCTGTTTATCTAAGTCCATCAGTAGTTCCACATATAACTATCTTGATGATAGTCAACTCCACCAGCAGTATTACCGTACTCACCACTATACCACCTGTCACCATCTGAATCAACAAATGTTCCTTCATCTAAACCATCATTCAAGAAACCAAATGGTGCCATGTCCTGTTCAATTTGATTTTTCTGATCTTCATATAACCTCTTTCTAACATCCTGATCAGTTAGTTCTTTGAAATAATCTTGAGCAACCAACCAAGCATAGATGACTAAACACATAGCTAGGTCATCATTACATCCTTCTTCCGCTTCAAAGGAATTATGTTTTTGAATGAAGGTAGTTAGTTCTGAGATAACTTCATAATCATTGAATATAAGTTTATCCTCTTCAATCATTGTCTTGAGATTGAGTGAGCCAACCTTCTTCACAGTCTTGGACATCTTCACACCTAACTGTGTCTTCTTACCAGAGAAACCCTGACCAACAATCTGACCTGCTCTACCTCTCATAGAACACATCAGTAAGTTTTGATACTCCAAATCGTATTGGAGAATTGATGCTACTTGATCTCCGATATCATTCACTTCACACAAAACAAACGCATTGTTATATTGTTTCGACACCTCCCAAATTACATTCGGAAACAACATAGGTTTTATTTCATTATTCCTATACTTCGCTACAATTTTATGTGGGAATGTGGTTATATCTACAACAACAAAGGCAGAGTAATCATTACCTACACCACGGGCAACGTCAACTGTACAAACATAGTCATGATTGTCCTTTGCAAATTCATAGATATCTAAACTTGAACTTTTTCTGATGGGATTATCGTAAACAAGATTTCTAAGTTTACTGGGAGATATTAGAGTATCAACAGATCCTAGGAATTCACACTCAAACTCAATCTTGAATTGTTGTTCTGAAGTGTTCTTGATAGTCTGTTCCTTCCAGACATCATCTCTACCAGGAACTTCCGACCAGTGAACATCAGTTGGTATATAATCATTCCTTCCCTTCTCCGCATCATGCCACATACGGTAGAAGTGATTCATACCGTGGGGAGTAGATACAATAATTACTTTCGTACTTTTACCGGAAGTAATAGTAGGATAAACAGAGGCAAAGAAGGCATCTGCGATATGGTTTGGAACGAAAGCGAACTCATCGAGGAAGAGGATATTGAACGACATGCCTCGGACAGCACTTGCAGATGTAGAAGCTGCCAAAATCTTTGATCCATTTTCTAACTCGATATTACCTTTGTTCCAAACTAGAACACCCTGTTGCATCCACTTGGGTAAGTTCTCATAAGCTGTAGCCCATCTTGCTAAAAGTTCTCTAGCTGTTGATGCTTTGTTAGCAAGAATTCCGATGTTTACACTATCATTGAAAACTGCATAATGCAATAGAAAAGATACCACAGTAGTAGACTTACCAGTCTGTCGTGGCATCTTACAGATATTGAATCTATTATTATGAAAGTTATTAATTAACTTTTCTTGGAAGTCATAAGTCTCAAATGGTTGAAGACCATGGTCCAAGGTTACGATCTTTACATAGTTCCGTGCAAAATACACGGGGTCATCTTTACATTTAATATATTCAGAAACCTGATCTTCAGTAAATTCAATTGGGGTATTCGCCTTCTTCAACAAAGGGTTACCTAAGTAGACATCATTACTCATAAACTAATCTCAACAATTCCAAGCTCTAAGGGATTTATTTATTCTACTATTAGGGTCATTAGCGGTTTTAGAAGAAGTTAATTTTTTCTTCATACCTTTCATTCTCGCACAAAAGCTCTTTCTGCGAGGGTTCCCAACTTTTTTTGAAGGTCTCTTAAGATCGCTTCCTGGATTTTCACGTTCGTATGATTTTCTGCCCTTTTCATTTAGTCCACCTTTTTTATTTTTTCCTGCAGATCTTGTCCAAGCAGATGTCTCTTCAATTTCTTCAATAGCCTCTTTAAAATTTTTAATTGCAAATTTGTCCCAATAATCAACTCCATATTTACATTCGGATCTAGTTTCTACTTTTTCACATTTAGGACAATATCTTTTTTCCATTTCTTCAATGAATTGAGATTCCTCACCGATACCCATGTTGAGATGAGTTTCGCCTGGTTGAATATCAGATATATCGTAACGTTTTACAATGCAACCGGGATACACTTTGTTAAGAGCATCTTGAACTTGTGACTTGGAAGGTCTCTTAACCTCAGGAAAGAATATCTTCATAGCCATAAATCTACCTTTCCAGTTGAATGTAACCATGTAGACATTCCCATTCTGTAAAGGAATTCTGGTAGATTCTTCAAGATCAACTTCTTCTTTTTTTACACAATTATTGTAGGTCTTACCAAACATCTTTTTGGTTCCTTTTTTCTCATAACCCTTCCAACATTTTTGACCTTCATCTACATGTTCTACTTCTTCCTTCTTAGTAGAGTTGCCCCAGTTAGCAGCACCCTTCTTACGGCACTTGACTAATGCACCAGAGGCATATGCAGAAGGCCATACACTATATCTTGCCTTTACCTTATGGTAACAAGCATCTTTAGTTCCACTACCAGAACTCTTCTGATCTTTCTTCTCTTGAATTTCTACTTCTTCTTTCTTGAGTTTAGGTTCTGCTTTCACATAGTCCTTATCCTTCTTACCTTTTGCAAAGGTCTTCACGTTAGTAGGTTTTGCACCACCACTCTTTGATTGTTGTCCGGGGTCTTCCTGCCTCTTTCTACGAACAGCTGACTTGATAAGACCTTCACCCTTCTTACCTTTTCTCTTCAGAGAGGCCAACCTTCCACTACTGAAACACTTAGGAGTTTTTGTTTCTCCCTTCTCATTGGCACATGGAGAACCATCTGCCTGAACCCAACCGGCCTTACCATCTTTGGACTTAGAACCTTTGAACCAATGATGTAGAGTGCCTTCAGTCAGGTCATCATCTTCCATTTGGAAAAACTCTTCCAACTCTTCATCAGTCAGATATGTAATCCAATATCCTTCCTTCAGATTAAACCACTTGATTGCATGGTCCAATCCTTTTGAAGATGGGAAACCAAACTTACTTTCTGCAATTTCTTTTGCTTTATTCCAGAGTCCCTCACTGGAAGGATGGAAGTCCTCTTCAAACTCTAAAAGAGATTGTTCAGAGAAATTCTTATCTAGAAGTTTTTCTACTAATGGTGAAGGCATCTCTATACTTTCTAATCCTATCTATTATTTAGTATTTCTTTGAAACTTTAAGTAGAAGCAACACCGACTGAGGCATTAGGGTCAGTAAATGAGATAACACCTACCTTAAGTTTATTTTCTACTCCACGAAGTTGTCCTTCGAGAATCTCTTGATAATATTCTTCATCAACAGAACCATCTTCTAGACGAGGGATGTTGATTGATCTTTCGTGAGTGAATCCAGCATCATTGGTATATGTTACTGACACGGTAGTATCAGTTGCACCAATACCTGCAAATGTATAAGCGATAGCCATAGTAATTATCTGTTTATTATTATTTAGTGTCCTTTAAGGACTTTACTGTTTATCATTATATTGAAACTTAATTATTAACTGGTTGGTTTGGTTGGCCAATTTAAATATGTATCTGATCTAACATAAGTTTCCAACTCTTCAATAGTTTCTATAGAGTTAATTGATGATTCTTTAGTTGACGATTCTTCTCGAACTGATTTACGAAAATAAAACCATTCGTCTGGAATTTCTATTCCAGCATCAGCTTTACGATAAGCCATCCAGTCGGATGATTTAAGTAGATCGTAGGCATTATCTTTTACCTGTGATTTGTAATAAGAAATAATCTCATTGAAATCACGATATATTAAAGACCAAGCTTCCGTGCATTCGGACCCTTCTATCACATAATCTACCTTAATATTAGTAAATTTTCTACTTACTTCATCTCTATCCGTAGTTTCTTCCCTGCCTGTTTTTGACGATATGTAATAGTATCCAATATCAGCATATTGACTGTTTGATGTT